TCTTGAAACATTGACAGCATAGTAGTTATACATAGTTTCAAAGTCAAGTTGGTTAATAAGACCGCTATTGACACCGTCTGTAAGACCGCCGTTTGTCGCATTAAGTCCATATAACTGCTGTGTAAATTGTTCGTAAGTATAGCGTTCTGTGTTATAAATGGCATTTTGTCCGCTTATGACAATATTAAAGTTTCCAAGAAGACAAAGAGGAGAAGTTGTACCACCGCCCTCTGTCGCAAAAGGCGATTGAAGAGGAGAAATACCACCATTGGAACTTGCGGAGTAAAAAGGCAACACCAATACTGTCTGTATTCCAGCAATACCATTTGTAATCAAGTTGTTAAATACTTGATTAGGTTGTACTCCAGTCACTTGATACTGATACAAATCATTATAAACAATTGTCTTAACAGAAGAAGAAAGATACGCTTGTTCGTAAATAGGATTGAAAACATACGAAGGAATATTCAACATAATAGATTTAAGCATAGGCGACGCTTGAATATTATTACCCCCAGCATTTAATTGAGAACTTGTAAGACAAACACCACCAACCGCAACTGAAGCAGTATAAATTCCGTCTGTCGCAGTAAGAGCAAGATTATTAGAACCATTATTCGCACTTGCTGAAGCAATCATAAGAGGATTCACACCGCCAAGAGGACAAACAACATTGGAAAGAGCGGTAATAGCAAGATTTGCCGTTGTTCCGTCTAATGCTTGTGTCGTAAAGGAAAATGAAGAATTGTTCAAATTCATAGTAATTTTCATAAATACGCCTTTTAACAACGGAACTTCTTGGAAAAAGTTGTGAAGGTGGCGTAATTTAACTTGACCCACAATTGCTTGTTGAAGAACACCACCAAGTGTAGCAGTTCCAGCAGTTTTATTAAAAATATAAGACTTATATGCTCCAGAAATACTTGAAGGTTGAATAAGACCATTATATGTAGGAGTAACAGTTCCAATAGTATTAAAATTTCCTTGACCTTGAGCGTATGTTGAGACTCCGTCAAATGCGAAATATTGCTGTCTTTTTAAAAACCCAATATTTCCAATTGTTTCTTGACCATAAATAGCAAGTGGAGGAGTAGGTATAACATAATTTTGATTATTAGAACTACCAACACCATTAGGAGTACAAACAAGAAGACCAGTTGAAACATTAAATGCCCAAGAAGTAGAAGTATCTGGGTAAAAACCAATTGACGCCCATTCCGTAAAATCATTGTAGTTAAAAGAAGTCATAAGACAAAAAGTATTCCAAAGACCAACATAAGGAGTTTGTTGAATTATAGTTGTGCCGTTGTAGTCAAGGGTGAAGGAATGAACGATTGTTCCCAACCAATTTTTAAGACCCAGCACATAATCATTTGGTTGGGTTGTAAAGTTGGATTGTGCCGCACCAACTGGTGCTGTAAGAGTTAGTAGCAAGGGAACTATTAAAGTTGCCTCGTAATAACTCATATACTTGTTGGAGTTGGCAAGTTGGGAAGTATCTATAATTGACTGGTTTCCAACATAGGACTGATTCATATTGTCCAATATAGACAACCAATCACGGCGTACAAAAATTTGCGGTGTCCCTTCCGTCGCTTGAGACATATCAAAAAGCAGAGTATCTCCTTGTTGAGCATTGCCAGACATTATATTTTATGCTAATAAAAAATAATATCCTAAACTACGCAAAGATAATGAATATTTCAAGCGTTAAATGTAATATTCTTCTTTTTCATTGAGGGTTTTGCTAAAAGATTTTGAAGTTTCTCATTCACTCCTTTTAAATGTTTATGAGCAATTGTATTCATTGGTACTTCACGGTGAAAACCAGTGCTTAAACCTCCGCCGATTGGTATAGGTCTTCCAGTTATTTCGTGATACTCATTTGGTGAGGAATAACTTGAACCTCCGCCACCGCCACCCCTATTTAGCAAAACAGAACCCATACCACAACCTATTGAACCTCCATAAGGTGTTTTTCTTCCAAGAATCATATTGTTTGTCATATTTTCTGGTCTAAATATTCTTCTCGGCATATATTAATAAAGAAGATAATATTATTAAAGGATATAAGATTTTACCTATCTGCTTTGGACTTTATATCTTTTTTAACATTCCTTAATTTCAACAAAGAAGTCATTAGATTATTTAAAAGAGATAATTGTTTTGTTATATCTCTTTCTTTATTTTTTTCCATTTCAGTAGAAGTATTCTTCATATCATTCAAAAGACGAGTATGTTCTCGCATAACATTATCATATACTCCATTCAAGTATTGTTCTGTCAATTCCTCATTCATATAGATAAGGAATATTATTTTGAACCACTAATTAACGCAGTTGTTATTTGCCCTATATCTTGTTGAGTATTTCTTATTTCTAAAGTAATTGTCATATTTGGGTCAAGAATTTGAATAGGTTGTAAATCACTTCCCAACCAACCAAGAACAAGTCGGTCATAAGTACCTTCAAGGACTTTATTGTATATGAGTTGGGGAGGCGTAAAAACTATCTGGTCACCAACATTGGCATTTGGCGTAATACTATAAATAATGGAAGAAGGAATAGTATAAGGATTGGATATACCGCTACAAGTAAGAAAAAGTGTGGGATTTGGTTGAACTTCTGGTGCTTGGGTAGAAATAGTTGATTGATTTGTTGTATTTGTTATTGTTAAAGGAAATGTTGTATTTGGTTGAAATCCTATAATACTATTAAAATTCGCTGGAATAATAAATTGAGGGGTAAAAGAAGTAGTTGGTAAAGTAAATGCGTAAGTCCAACCACTTGTTGCTGTAGTTGGAACAGCAAATGAATTCAACTGAACGCCGTATTCAACCGCATTTACTACCATTTCTAAATAATATACATAATTTCCAGAAGCGTCAATAGCGTAAGTATTGTTATTAATCATTTGACTTTGAAGAAATCCATTTATATCGCTAATATTCCAAGTTCCATTAGGAATAACTATATCATAAGTATTACTAACAGTTGTACCGTTTGTACTCCAAGTATATTGAAAAATATTATTATTCAAAGCAACAGATATGTTATACCAAGAATAATACATACTGATATTTGAAACAGCGAGAGCGTGGTTGCTTAATCTAACTGAACTTGGAAACTTGAATACCAACTGATTATTACCATTATTGAGATTAACAATATTTGATTGATTCAAAATGATAGTAGAAACTGACATATATTATTAATAAAGAAATAATAATATATTTTTTAACGCTCGTACAAAGGATTATTGCTAAATGCGTGTCTAACTTGTGCGGACATAATAGGAAGACTACTTTTCATTTGGTGAAGCGTTAATGGAACATTTCCTAAAGAAACTTTGGGATTAAAATTAGAAGTATGGGTTGTATGTGAATGTCTTGTAAAATGAAATTGTGGAACTGGTCTTGTTTGTTCTTCTTTCACGCAATGTTCTATTGGAGAAATATATTTATCATACTTCACTCTTGGCATATTATAGTTTGATATTTTTCTTTCAAGTCTTATAAACTTTAATAAATTATATAATTTTAGTATCAACTGGAATACTAATACTATCTGTATTACCACCAGTAATTTTATTTTCAACACTTATTGGTATTCTTTCTTTTGGGTTGGAAGAACGAAAGAAATGTTTAAGCATATATTCGTTCTTTTGAAAATCCATAGATTTATCTAAATCTTCAAACAAATCCAAGAAAATATTTGTATCATTATACAAATCTCCAGTTCTTTGAGGAAAAGAATTTATAAAATGCCCAAAACCTAAACAATAATACCCACAAATATCTCCAACTATACTTTGAATATTTTTCTTGTTGTAGGGAACTTCTTTTTCTTTTAAAAACTTTTGTACTTCCAAAGGTGCTGGACAACCCATTGAATCCATATAAATATTTTCTATTTTGCCATTTGGATACTTATTAGATTGAAAACAAGTCCAATGACTTCCAGAGTTGGGACGACCATTTTCGTCTAATTCGTCTTCTAAATTTATAACATAAAATTTATTATGTTGAAGTTTTTCATATTTAAGCAAGTCCTTAAAATCGCAGAAAGCAAGAGGAATATTCATTCGTTTTGCTAAATCTTCTATTTGTATGTTTGATAAAGAACCCATTATATAAATAAAAAAGATTTTCTAAATATAAAAATGACGCATAAGAAATACAAGAAAGCAAGGCGTAGAAAAAACTTACAACCATATAATGAGGAAGAGTTTAGGGATAATTCTCTATGTATATATAAAATGATTGAAACCGAATTCTCACCAGCATATCCCAAGTGGTGTTTTTACCACAACATAAAAAATTATACTGATATGCCCAATTGTGTAAGAGGTTCTTATAAAAAATTGTTGTATAACAGAAATAATATTGAATTTGATAAAAAGAACACAAAAATGTTGAGGTGGGAAGATAGATTACACGAAGTTATAGAAAATGAATTATATGATAGAAATGAAATGAAATCAGCAAATGATACTTTTTTATTTTTAAAACATTTGATTTTTATAGATACTGACACCAAAAGAGGATTGGATAAAAAAATAAGATATGAGATATATGAGAGGGAAGATATGAATAATGTAATAAGTGATAATGAAGATTTTGAAGTAGAAACGGACGAGGACGATTTGTAAATTTTATAAACTTTGAATTATGAAATTTACTTTATAATTTTTCTTTGTTTTCTTATAAACTTTAATAAACTTAATAACTTATATAGTTTAATAAGAAAACTTGAAGACAACAAATATATTAATTAACAATCAATACCTCTCGTTCTCATACATTTTTTAGTTGATAAATGGTTTTGTCTATTTGTATTTCTTTCTTCTTTTCCACAATATTCACAAGTAAAATATCCTTTTTTTCTTACCTCTATTTCTTTTCCAAAATTTTTACAAACATTCATAGTCATATGAGTTGCCATATTACCTCTTGATTTTAATTGTCCGCAATTGGGACAAGGAATCTGTTCTGTTTTTTTTAATCTTATTTTCAAAGCGTAATCTTTTAACTTTTGTATTTCTTTTTCTTTCTCCATAAGAAGTCTCATTCGTTCTTCTTCTTTTTCCATTCTTTCTTGTTCCATTCTCAAATTATATTCTTCTTGTATCTTTAATTGTTTTTTCAATTCTTTTTCAACTTGAATATCGTATTGGATTTTTCTTTTCACTTCTTCTTCTTCATTCTGTATTATTAAAACTTTATTGTGTTCTTCTAATTTATCAAGTATTTCTTTTATAAATTTCATATGACTTGAAAGAGGATTATCAAGTGTATCTTCTTTATTATAAGCGTACCTATCATTATAACAATTCATTAATTTTGAATGAAATCTTGTAAGAAACCCATTATGTTTAAATTCATAATAATGATTATTATTAGTTAAATTAACACAATCCAAAGGTATATCATATTTAGAAACTTCATTCGCTACTTTTTTAATAGCATTCATAATATTATTAATTTCTTGAAAAGTGATTTGATTGATTTCCTCCATTTGTCTTTTTGTATATTATTATAATTTCTTTTTTCTAAATCAATTTTATTTATTTATTATATTAAAATTATTAAAGTTTATAAGTCAAAGAAGAAAATATACAAAGTAAAAATTAATATTTGCGTTTATAAATTTCTCAAAAAATCTTGAGAATTATATGAGCGGAAGTTTTCAATTCACTTTAGACAATTTCAAACACTATTCACAACAACTTCAAGTAATCATTATGTCAAGACAAAATCACGACCCTATGACTTCTTTTAAAAGTTTAGAACCAAAACAACAAAGATTGTTTAATGAGGAGTTGAATAAATATATTAGAGCATTAACAGACGACTTTGACAAACAAATTACTGAAGATTTCAATTTTGTATGCCAAGAAGAAATATTTCCCTTCTTGAATACCAAATATAAAAATTTAGCAGTACGACCTTCTAATGTAGAGGAATTAGAAAAAGAAACTAAAACATACACTGAATTAATCTTCAAGGAAAGTATGTTAGACAACGAATTAACTGAATCACAATTAAATAAAATTCCTATTATGGATAATTAAATTATTTTTTAGGAAAAAAAAATAATTTAATAATTATATGAACCCAAAATTTACAAAATCTCAAGCAGATAGAAATGCGGTTAAGAATGAATATCTCAAGAACCTTCAACTTGAGACGAGTAATAATCTTATGAATTACAATGCCAATCAAATTTTTAAGCAAACTGGTGTTTTGCCTCCTTCTATTACTTCTTTGTTGGATACGAGGTCAATCACCGAAAAATACGCTGATAAACAAAAAGCAAGAGTAGCAGTATTGAGTGGATTACGAGAAATAACAGACGGAGCAAATGCGAATCAAATTATTGACCAAATACACGGAAATGACATTCTTGATTTATTGAATAATCTTCCTCAAATCATTAGTGAAATCAAACCAAAGTGGAGTTTAGGAATTACTGCTCCAGCATTTTTAAATTATTGGAATAAGTATAAACAAGCACTTTCTTTGAATGCTGGTGTATCTACTCTTGCTGTTTTACAATCTAATCAACTTCTTACAAATATTCAAGGATTATTACAAAATATACAAGCAACATTACCAACAAAACAAGATTTTGCTTTATTGAAAAATATATTTTCTTCACTTCCTCAAACAGAAGAAGTTAGAAGAGCAAGTCAAATGATAGGGGACGCAGAAGACGATACACAAACTGTATATAGTTTAGCAACTGAAATGTCTATACAAGGAACAAAAGACCCATTAGTATTTGAACAACAAATAAAAGACCTTCAAGCAGTAATGGAAAATATACCTCCAAGAAGTACAATTGTAGATTTAACACAACAAGCACAAATATCAAGTCAATTAGGTAATAGTCCTCAAGAAGCGAATTATTTAGCAACACAAGTTCAAGGTCAATTATCAATGATACAACCAAGTACTTTTAAAACATTACAAAAAGGAATAATTCCAAAAGAATTAATAACAGAAGAAGAAAGTGGAGAAGAAAGTGAAAGCGAAAGCGGAAGTCCAGCAACTCCTTCGTCAATGACAGCAAGTGTAGTGCCAAATAACCCACCAAAAAATATGAAAGAATTTAATCAATTAACCCAAACAGAAAAAAGGGCATTTTTAGTATTTCTTGATAGAAATGACCCCAGTTTTAAAAGAAGTAAAGATTTAAGTAATATGGCAGAACCAACAAAAGACCCTTCAAATTCTGGAAGTTTATATCATATTACTTGGTTATCTCCAGATAGTTTAAATTATGTTGATAGAACAAATGTTATGGAATTAGTAGAAGATTTTTTTAATAGTAAAGGAAAACTTACTATAACAACAGATAAAAAAACTGGCGAACCAAATACTTATGGTAATATTTTAGCAAATTATAAACGAGTAATTGAAAAAAATAAAGAGAAACAAAAATATAAAGAACCTCCTATGAAAATTAAAATTACTACAAAACCAAAACTTACTGGAGCAGAAGAAAGTAAATCAACTGGAACAGAACCACCATTAGAACCAACCCCAGAAGATATACAAAAGGCAACTGGTACTGGTGTAAGAAAAGTTGGCAGACCAAGAATTATGGGACGAGGTGTAGCAACGGCAGTTGCGGTTTATACAAAAAGACCAAAGGTGGATACTTCTCATAAGGTAGAACGAGTTCCTTCTTATATTGAATTTGGAAAACACTTACTTCACCAACATAATCTTCTTGGTGGTATATTACAGATTCGTCGTCGTAGTGGCAATATAATTAATGAACTACCAAGACAATCAATTGGTGGAAGATTGAAGAAGATATTGATTACCTTGACTGGCACTGGTTCTCCTTCATTTGAAGATATAAATGAATTATCAACACACGAAAAAGAATTATTGAATAAAGTGGTTAAGCATTGTAAAATTGACCAAAGATTACTTGTACCCACGCCAGATAAAACAAAAGAAGAACAAGATATGAATAGATTACAAATATTGAGTGGAGAAATAACTGCTGGAAATAACAATCCAACAATTGTCAAAGAACTCAAGACATTGTTATTGAGATTAAAAAATAGTGGAAGAATACCAAGACGAGAAGCACACGAAATTATGGAAGATTTACTCACGCTTGGGTATTAAATTAATACAGAATGAGTTTCCACTAATAAATTTACAAATAATCTTCGTTGAGTTTCATTAAGAGTTAATATATAATTTTGATATTTAGTACCACAATCACTTCTATTAAACCAATAAGTCATTCCATAACTGGTAAGTAATTCTTCATTGGGGTGAATATCTTTTAATGCTTTTACATAACAGAAATGTTTTGAAGGTATTAAATCTACATTACTATATTTCTTTGTATCTAATAAATATTTACTTACACTTTTTCCAAATTCATTTATATCACAAGTATCATATCTTGAATGAATATCTTTTAATTTTTCAATTGTATCACAAGAAACAGAATCATTAATCATATGTGCTGAAAACAAAGAACTATATTTATTTGGGTCAGCACATATTTTTTTATTGTCAAGTAAATTCATAGTATAATGAGCGTCAAAATTATCATTATTTGAGTTTAAAGAACACCAATTACCTTGTGTAGTTGATTTTAATTTTTCTTTAATAGAATTAGGAACAAATATATAATCCGCTGGATATAAACATATAATATCACCTTGTTTTATTTCTTGATTGGCAAATACTCCAAGTCCGTGCCTTGAAGAAGGACGAATGGATAATAAATTTGGTGGTATTAAAGGAAATGCTTCTTCAAGATTTCTAAATGAAATTGTTATTTGTAGTGGTAATAAATATTCTGGAATTTTTTTCGTAAGTGCCAATTTAGCAACAATATTAACTAATTCAACAAAACTATTTTCTTTTTCTTGGTTCATTTTTGCTTTTGTAAGAGTTTTCTTGTCTTAAATTTTTAAATCAATTTTTTTTATTTGGAAAAAAATATAATCTCGTAAAACTATACTCACAAATCTTATAATATGTTCGTCAAGATTTTTTAGAAATCTCATTCTATAAAATAGTTTATAAAATTCTTCTTGTATCTTATAAACATTAATAAAATTAATAGATTATTTCTTAATATAAACTTCCTTTACCATATGGGAACTTGTACCCATAGCAGTAGCGGTATTATCCATTTTCTTACTTTCTTCAATATGGTGTCCGTATAATTTAGTAAGATAAGAATGACGAAGTAGATTCGTACTTGCCTTCTTACCAAATATTTTTTCAAATCTTTGATTAAGTTTAACAGAAGTAAGAGGATTAGAATTATTATCAAATAATAAATAATCAGTATGAGGTGCTTGTTTAATCCACTTATTTAATATTCTTTTCAAATCACTTGGAAGAGGTAATTCTTGTTTTCCATAATATTTCGCTGTCTTGAAGATATTGAATATCATTTCATTTTTCTTCAAATCAATATAATTATCTTTATCTTTTATAATTTGTCCGCCCTTTTTCATATTCACATAATCTAAACTTCTTCTTACTGGAATATATTTTCCACCTAATAAACAAAGAATAATATAATCTTGAATAACTTGTAAATCTCCCATAGTAAGAGTAGGTTTTTTATACAAATAATCCGCTTCTTTTTTCAACCTATCATAAGTCGCATTTATTTCTTCTTCACTTAACCAATTTTCTTTTTGAGTTTCACTTTTTTCTTGGTGGGACATATCTTTGTTGTAATGAGAAATATCTTCTAACATTAACTCTCTATATTTCTTATTGTCTGTCAAAACAACCAAAGCAGATAGGATTGTTTTTCTTTTGTTTGGACTTATATCTTTTAAGAAATCAATAATCTTATCTGTTTCTTCAAAGTTCTTCAAATCTATTTCGCCTTCGCCAAATATTTTTTTATATAAATTGGTAAGAATAGAATTGTAAGTGGTAATAGAAGATTTGGAAAGGGAAGACCTTCGTTCAGCAAGTATTTCTTTGAGCGACATATATTAATCGTATAATTAATATATTCCTAAAGAACGAATCAATTTTAAAAAAAAATATATAAATATAACAATTTTCTCACAATACTTATTTCAAATCAATTAATGTTGGTTCAATCAAATTGATAATATATTCTTTCAATTCAGTTGAAGACATACTGTCAATATAAATAAAATTATAATCTTGTAAAAGAAACCACCTCAATTCGTCTTCTGTTTCATATTGTTTTCTTTCACCATAAGGAAGATAATCACGGATTAATTTTTCTTGTAAATCTTCAAATTCCGTTTTATCAGCAAATATTTCTTGATATTGTTCTTCTGTCATATATTCGTGAAATTCATTACAATCACAATTAATTTTTTCGTCTTTATAATTTTCTCCACTCCCCAAATATTCTTTCAAACAGTAAATAAAATATTCCAAATTTTCTCCTTCCAGTTCTTGTAATTTGAAATATAAATAATTATCATTTACACTCAACATATAAATAATAAATTCGTCAATCACTTTATTCAATTTCATTTCAGTTTGAGTTGTCATATTGCTTTGGAATAGTGATAATTTTTATTAGTTTAAAACACTATCAATTTTTTTAATTTAATGCGTAAATTTATAAAACTTAAATATTCTAAATTTTATTTTTATAAAGAAAGTAAAATTATTAAAGTTTATAAGTTTAACAAAAGTCTGAAGGATTTAAAATTTCTAAAAAAGATTTTCTAAATCTTTTATCTTTGTCTTCTTCTTTGTCAATAATCAAAGGTGAGAACTTTTCTTTTGTACTATATTCATATATTGCTAATAATTCTTCTTTGGATAAACCAAGACCACTTTCTTTCAATATCATAGAAACTTCTCTATCTCCACTTAATTTGAGCAAAATTAAATAACTACAATTGTTCCTTATAATTTTAGGAATTAAATAATATGACTGCGAGATAAATATTACACTTACAGATAATTTTCTTGCTCTTATGTAATAATTTTCTACTGGAGATAAATCTTTTGAAAGCACTAAATCGTCAAGAACAACTAAATGATTTTCTTTTTTATCAAATTTGTCTAACGGTGGAAGGTTGGAAAGTCCTTCCTTTATCTGTATCTGGTCGCTTTTAGTTGTAAGGTAGTTGTATAAAGGTTCGTCTTTATTCCGAGTTATGATTGTAATGTCGGCAAATGTTCCGTCGCACCCTTGACAACACAAATGAATAAAGTTTATCAACCAGTTTGTCTTTCCACTTCCAGAGGGGGCAACCACACAAGCACGAAAAGGCAGTTTAAATCTATGTAAATGATAATTAGGATTTTTTGGTTCTACAAGTAAATCTTTGGGCATAACTTTGTAAAAGTTAATCATACCGCTTTCAGTTATTGCGTCTTTGGGTATTTTCGTCTTTTTAGGAGGCATTCGCTTAATAAAAGAAAAGAAAATATTATGTAATATTATACTAATGAGTTCTGGAATAGCATATCCGCCACCAACATATATACCACCTTTACCAGTTTTTAATCCTATATTTTTTCCTCAAACTTTTGGAACTACTTCTTCAAGTGGAGGAGGTGGAGGATTTACAAATATTTTTCCAAATGGGTTGTCAAGTGGAAATGTAATTACGCTAAATGGAGGAACTGGAGGAGGAGGAGGTACTGGTGTAGAAAGAACAATTACTGGAATTTCATATTTAGATTTTGTAGATAGTGCCTCTACCAATCCAACAGCAATAACTGGATTTATTACCTTAAATGGAAATACTTTGGAAATAGGTTCAGCAAATAATTCAAGTGGTATAAATGTGAATCTTCAAGGTACAACTCTTTCAGCAAATGGTGTAGCAATCGCAAGTGGTGGTAATGTTTCTAACAATATAAATAATACTTTTCAAGCACCAGCAACAGCACAAACTTTTGATACTCAATCTGTTTTAATAGATAATTCAGCATTAAGTTTTCCAAATGGTGGTAGGATATTAATGGGTAATGGAACTTCTATTTTAGATTTTCCAAGTACATTACCAATAAGTGGTAGTGGTAGTAGTGGTTTAGCACTTGCTTGGAATCAAACTGCTGGTGGAGGTCAAGGAGAAACTGATTTTATTTCTTACGGACAAGGAGGAGGAGGTGGATTTTCTTTTTACTCTATGAATTCTACAACTACTCCTAGTTTAATAGCAAATATGTATTCAAGTGGAATATCATTTTTAAAAAATATACAAAGTAATAATACCTTTACTGGTGATAATTATTTTAATACTGGTTATATAAATCTTACTAATATAACTGGTAGTTTTCCTTCAACACCAGTTGGTTATAGTCAATTTGTTTCCTTTAATGGCAACCCTTGGTTTTCTCCAACTAACGGAGGTGGAGTTCAATTAGCAACTACAACAACATTATTAACTTATGCCCCTATAAATTCACCTTCATTTACTGGAACACCTACTGCTCCAACACCTACTGCTGGTGATAGTTCTACTCACTTGGCAACAACTTCTTTTGTTGCTTCAAGTTTTGCTCCTAAAAATTCTCCAGCATTAACTGGAATCCCAACTGCTCCTACTGCTACTGCTGGAAATAGTTCTACTCAATTAGCAACAACTGCTTTTGTCGCTACAAGTTTTGCTCCATTAGCAAGTCCAGCATTAACTGGAATTCCAACCGCTCCAACAGCATTATCAACGAATAATTCTACTCAAATAGCAACAACTGCTTTCGTTCAATCCGTAGTAGGAGGAGCAGTAGGTCCTATTCAAACGCTTACGAGTAGTTCTTCATTTCAAGACGCAACTGGCGGAATTCGGTGGGTGGTTATAGCACCAGCACAATCAGCAACTGCTCCTTATACTTCACCACCTTGGGGAACTACATTTACTTATAAAGTATATACAAATGTTCCAAGAAGCAGTATTTCAGTAAGTCCAGGGGGTGAAATAACTCTTAATACTAATTATGGAATAGCAACTGGGTCTGGTGCGTATCAATTAATTCAAAATGCTATTAATAGTTCTTATCATTATGCGTATGTTTTATCAAATACAATATCTAATGTTGGAACAAATTTAGATTATGTTTTAACAGCAACACAAGACGGTAGTAGTTTTTTTTATTATATGTCTTCTACTGTTGCTTATGCTACTCTTGCTGGTGTTGATATATCAATTGATATATACCCAAATCAATAAAAATAAAGATTCTATTTATAAAATCTTATTATATTATATGTCTATTTCTCCAATAAATACTTCCGCTCAAACTGGTCTTATACCTTCACGAGTTTTAGGATATACAACAAGTGGCGTTTCTGCTCTTGAAATAACACCTTCAAGTATTGTTTTAGGAGGGAATTTAACAACTACACCAGTTTATGTATCTATTAGTACTGCTGGTTTAACTACAACAAATGCTACTGGTTTAGATATTAATTGCGATTTTAATATGAATCAAAATGATATTACTAATGTTAATAATATAAGCAATAGTGGTAATGATTTGAATTTAACTGCTAATGGGATTCATAATATGAATTTGACTGCTGGTGGATATTTTAACTTAAATGCTACTGGTCCGTCGTATATTAATGGTAGTGTTGTTGAAGTTAATAGTTCAACTAATATTATTAATATTTGTCCTACTGGGGCATATTTTAGCACCAATTCTTTAACACCACTTACTGGGGACGGAATAGTATATGGGTCGGCGACGAAAGTCGGACTGACGAGCGACAACACCAGTGGAACTTATTATATTCCATTCAGTAAAACAACAACTGCTAATAATAATACTTTATTTATTGACGACACTACTGGACCATTATCATATAATCCAAGCACCGCTACTTTAACAGCAAGTATATTTTCTGGGTCTGCGACCACTATGGCAATAACGGCAGATAATACGAATGGTTCTTATAACATACCATTTTTCAAAACAAATCTCGCTAATGGAAATATTATATATATAGATACAGTCGGTCCTGGGTTCTTACAATATAATCCAGCGTTGGGACAATTATCAACAATATTGTTTAATGGTTCTTTATCTGCTCCTACTGGACAAAGTGCGACTACATATACTGCTGGAACTCAAACATTAGCATTAACGCTTACAAATAGTATTACTTATGTTAATTTTGCTTTTACAATGACTGGCGATATAAATAATTTTACTTTTACCTCATTACGACCAAATGGAGAATATTATCTTTTTCTTACCAATACAAGCGGAACAGCAAGAACTGTTAATAATGTATTAGGTGGAACTGCTAATATTAAAACTTCCTATGCTTCTCCTATAACTATACCAGCGACAACTGGTAAAGGTGTAGTTAGAATTTTATATGACGGAACTACTTATTATTTAGATTGTAATGCTTATAGTTAAAAAATAACTTATTAACATTATTAAAGTTTATAAGACAAATAGAAATATTTATAAAGTATATTATGGTTTCTATGAGTGAGGTATTCTATGTTGGACTATACACCGCATTGATAGGATTTACTCTTTCAATCGCAAGATATGCGTACAAATCAAAGTGTTCCAAAATAGATTTTTGTTGTATTAAAATAGAAAGAAACACAGAAGGAGAAATTAAAGAAGATATATTAGAAATAGAAAGACACCCAGAATCAAAAGAAGAAAATAAATCTAAAGTATAATATGATTATTACTGAAATAAAAGAAAGTCCAAAAGCAACCAAAAGATTTAGAGTAAAATTATCAAACGGACAAGAAATAGATTTTGGATTAAAAGGTGGTTCAACTTATATAGACAACAAAGACGAAATCAAACGAAGAAATTATTGGGCGAGACATTTCGCTTCAAGAAATGAACGACATTTGATTTATAATCTTATTCCTACACCTTCATTAATGAGTGCGTGGATACTTTGGGGTCATAGTACTAATATTACAGAAAACATAAAAGAACTTAACAAAATGCTTGAAGCAAAATATGGAGGTTTATAAACTTTTGAATTTTAGAATTTATCGCCTATGGCGATTTGATAAAATATCCCAATCAAGATTGGGATATTTTATTTACTTTATAATTTTTCTTCTTTGACTTATAAACTTTAATAATTTTAATAAGTTTATAGTATTAAGAAAAAAGACATTATCTAATTTTTTTATAGTTATAATATAATATGGAAGAAATACCAATATCTCATTTAACTGCTTCTCATAAAAGAAAAATGATAAAAGGCGAACCTTTTAGAATAAAGCACGGAGGAGCAGTAATGTTAGTTCATTCTCATAAAGTTCCAAAAATAATGAAAGCATTTAGAAGTGGAAAAGGACATACAATTAAAATGTCTGAAGAAGAATTACACGCAAATGGTGGTTCTATTTTTGGTGATAAATTTGATAAAATGTTAGACAAGCACGGTTTGAAAAAGGGAGCATATGCTATTGGCGACCAATTGAAACCAGTTGCCAAGACTGCCTTGACTGCTGGAATATTGGGAGGAGCGTCAGCATTAAGTGGTTTAGAAACATTTGCCACTGGCGGTGCTGGTGCTTCCCTTGTACCAGCGATAGGAGTTGGAGCGTTGGGATTAACTGCTCTCGCAAATGATTATCTTGATAATCCAAAAAAGTATCAAGGAAGTGAAGGACACAAACAAATGAATGATTTGAAAAATGCTGGTATGTCAAAAGTAGGAGCGTATGGAAATCAAGTTGGCGGACAATATGGAATGGGAGAATTAGGAACAAATCCTTATGCTTCTTTGAATGCTATGACTGGACAAAATTTAGGAGTGTTAGGACAAGCAAATGGACAAACCGCATTTGCTAATAGTATGAATCAACAATTATCAAACGCACAAGGTTTCGCAAGACAAAGTTTATATACTGCTCCAGTTATAAATGGCGGATTAAATGCTCCTTCCGTTTTAGAAAGTACTCAACTCGCAAATCCTCTACGAGTCAATCCTTTATATGGCACACCAACTGCTCCTTCTATTCAAGCACCAAATCAAAAAGTTGGAGTTTTTGGAAGTGGATTACACGATATAGTTAAAAAACATAGTGAAAGTCATTTGGTAAGAGGAAAAGGAGTAAAAGAAAGGCACGGCAAATTAGTAGAAATGGGTTCAGTTGGTATTCACGGAAATTTGACACGAACCCCTCAAGCATTAACTGCTTCTCCTTATGCGAGTAATTTTATGTGGTCTTCAACTCTACCTCCAGCATACAAAAGGTTTAGTAGTACTCCAGCAAGTCCTTCTCCTTTATTTTAATAAAGGATATTAAGATTATTAAAGTTTATAAGTCAAAGAAGAAAAAATATAAAGTAAATTCTAAAATTTATTATTCAACATTTGTAATATCTTCTCGGCAAAGAGGACAAGGAATTATCTCGTTCTCATTTTCTTTGATTTGTTCCCAACATATAAAACATAAGGAATGAT